CGATTCAAAAAGCGGGGACAGAATGATGCATTCCGCTACCCGCAGGGTGTTAAGCTCGATCAGGAAAACAGCCGTATTTTTCTGCCGAAACTTGGCTGGATGCGCTACCGGAATAGCCGTCAGGTCACGGGTATTGTGAAAAATGTTACTGTCAGCCAGTCCTGCGGTAAGTGGTACATCAGTATTCAGACAGAAAGAGAGGTATCCACTCCTGTTCACCCTTCAGCATCAATGGTCGGACTGGATGCTGGCGTGGCTAAACTCGCCACGCTGTCAGATGGCACAGTCTTTGAACCTGTAAATAGTTTTCAGAAAAACCAGAAGAAGCTGGCGAGACTTCAGCGACAGTTAAGCCGCAAGGTCAAATTCAGCAACAACTGGCAGAAGCAGAAACGCAAAATACAGCGACTGCATTCCCGTATCGCAAATATCCGCAGGGACTACCTTCACAAAGTCACAACGACCGTCAGCAAAAACCACGCAATGATTGTCATTGAGGATTTGAAGGTTAAATACATGTCAAAGTCAGCGGCGGGAACGATAAGTCATCCGGGTCGCAATGTCCGGGCAAAATCAGGTTTAAACCGTTCGATACTGGATCAGGGCTGGTATGAAATGCGCCGCCAGCTTGAGTACAAGCAGCTCTGGCGTGGCGGTCAGGTGCTTGCTGTTCCGCCAGCGTACACAAGCCAGCGTTGCGCGTGCTGTGGTCATACAGCGAAAGAAAATCGCCTGTCACAAAGTAAATTCAGATGCCAGGTATGTGGATATACAGCGAACGCCGATGTAAACGGCGCTCGTAACATTTTAGCGGCGGGGCACGCCGTACTTGCCTGTGGAGGGATGGTGCAGTCAGGCCGCCCGTTGAAGCAGGAACCCACCGAAATGATTCAGGCGACAGCCTGAACGTAGCAGGAATCCACGCCCTTCGGGGCGTGGAGGATGTCACGCTGCCTCTTTAATGTTGGCGGCTATCCATGCCGCCGTGTGCTGTTTAACCTGGTCCAGGTCGATGTATGTGCCAACATATTGACTCAAGTCCTGTAACGTACCGATAAATGCATCAGTGCTCTGATCGACGAATTTATCAGCCAGGAAATCAGCAACCAGTTTTGGCACACCATCATGTACCGAAGGTTGTTTTTCCTCGCCACTACTGCCGCCGGACGCGCCGTACCCCATCTGTTGCATGATCTGGTCAATTTCATCGCTGATATCCAGCAACTCCATGCCACTCGCGGTAGCCGCTTTGGACATCAGAGCATCCAACTTATCGCTGAGGTCCATTAACTCAATAGCTGATAGTGTCATGCCGCTACCCCCGCTTTCTGGATTGCTACCAGCAGATCAGCCAGGTGGCGAGCAGCACCGTTAACCAGCTCTTCGTTTTCCTCAAAACGTCCGGCAGCCTGAAGGGCAGCAATCGCTTCCCGGACATTGCCCCGGGCGTTACGGATCTCCGCCATGTCAGTGCTTTGCATATCCATCACGCTATTGAGATATTCAATGGCTTTATTAGCCTCTGCATCTGCTTCGCTAACCGTTTCATCAGGCTGTGCCGGGACCGGTTCTGGTTGAGTAATCTCACCGACTTCGGCCTGCAATGCCTTGATCATGCTCTGCACCATTTTCTCGGTGCCAGCGCCCCCCGGAAACGCAATGTTGGGGAATGTTTTTTGAAACTGAGTTTTCAGCATTACGCGGAACTCGTCTGGTGAGTTGGTGGCCAGCTCCAGAGCTTTTTGTGCATATTTGCCAAACGGACCATTAGTAAGTGTCTTCGCCAGGAAGTCGAAAGAATCCTCGCGAGGCAATAACTTCAGGTCGTACTCACTCATTTGCTGATCAGAAAGCGGGGTATCGTAAGTAGCAATGCCGTAGCGTGCATATTCATAATACGGGTCACCTTCATCAGGGCGCGGCAGAATTGCTTTGTTACCTTCAGGTATTGCGCCAGGGGCCGCCGGACGCATATGCAGGGCATATCGATATGCACCTACAGAGACTTCTGGTTCAGGCGAAGAGCTACCGGTATCCTCCGCTGGTTCAGGTTCGACGTTTTCCGGTTTATGTTCTTCTGGTTGGACCAGGTATTCCGATACATTACCCGCTTTATAGGCTTTAAACAGCTTGCCGATCGCATCTGCCATGTCCACACCCTGTATGGATTTAGCCTTGATCATGTACACGCTGCCATCCGAATCGGTTAACTGGATATACCCTTCGCCATCCCCAATGAATTGCTTCATTGATGCACCATTACTGAGCGTCACTTCCCCGTTCATATGCATACGATTTTTGATGCTGGCAAGGCGATCCGTCAGCGCGCGAGAGTGCCCACCAGTCATCCCCGCTGGAGCAATGGTATCGCGCCCACCAGTGCGATTGAGCTGATCAATCTCCGCCTGCAAACGCTCATTTTCTTGATAAAGAGAATCTGCTTCCGAAGCAACCGCGTTAATTTTCTGCTCCAGATCTGCCTTCTGGCCTTCTACCGCTGCCACCTGATCCGCGAGGTCGCTCATGGCATCCTCTTTCTGGTCACTGTCAGTCTGTAGTTGGGTTATTTCATCAACCAGGGCTTTTTTCTTCTTCTGCGCACGCTGGAATTTTGCCGAGTTTTTCTCTGCAAGGTTGGCAAGTTTCATGGTGACCTGCGCCAGCGTCATATCACGTCCACTCATCGGAGCAACGGTGTGAGTAACGTCTTTTTTATTCAGTAAGAACTGGAAAGCAACCAGCGTATCGCTATTGGTGATCCGGTTTTCCGCTGTCGGGCTATGAAACAGAATGCTGATAGTCTGACCATCACTGAGCGGGATAATGGCTGGCAGGACCGGCAGCCCGTTAACGTTACGTGCCCGGCCAATTTCAGCGCCGCCGATCGCTCGCGCGCCGCTCTGGGCCACATCCCCCGTTTTATCACTCCCCGCAGAGATTCCGGTACCATTCAGCTTCTGGTTCAATACCCGGACAAATGCCTGCATGGTCCGGTGTAACTGCAAACGAGTAGAACTAATCGCCTCCAGTAAATCCGTAGCACACCAGTGGATCGGCGTGTCATAGAAGAACGTAGCCTCGATTTCCTCCAGGGTGTTGGATTCCGTCATCAGATAGCGGTCCTCTCCGGCCATTAATGCGCGATATTCATCATCAGTCACTGGCGGGGGAAGTACGTCAAGCCCAGGCTTGATCGTCACCCCTTTATTGATATTGAACTGTTCCATGTTAATTTCCTGCTTTCAGTTGCTTAAGACGACGTTTGAGTTCGCCATTCCGTGCCTTTTCGTTATTGAGTCGGCCCGTCTCCGTATCCAGCTTCGCCCGCAAATCAGTGATCTGCTGTTGATTGAAAGACACCGAATTCTGCGCGGACTTATAAGCGGCAACCACCTGAGCATTCCGCTGTTTTGCTTCTTGCAGGCGCTGAAAGTTGGATTTTACTGCCGGTTTCTTGTCTACCGGATTGGCAACACGTTTCGCTTTGGCGATCAGTGATTTCTGGAATTTTGCGGAGTTTTTGCTGGCCGCTTGCCCCATGACGGTACCAAGCGTCTTGATATCCGGCGACTGAGCGTTAGGAATAGCTTTTCCATTCAGCTTCACAGACGATATATCGCCAGTATCGTTTACCTGTATGGCAAGAATTTGTCCGTCGTTAAGAACCAGCTTTGCGGTTTTAACTTTAACGCCATCTTTCGTTGTTGCGCGGTTGCTGGAGTCAACCTCAATTACCGTAACACCGGTTTTATTGATCGCCGCGATAAGGGATTTCAGCCCCTTTTCATTAACCTGGTCAAAATCGACCGTTGCATACTTATTTTTCGTCATCTGACACATCCTGTGCGAGATTTATTACGTAACTTCTGCGGATTTGCTGAGTAACAGGGAAAATCCGATACAACGGGTTAATGAACGAGTCGCCATGCGTAACCATGACGTTGAAATGCCACAGTCGCTCTCCTTTACCCATATATTCAGTGGGTATGTACAACCATTCACTGTTTTCGCCCTGTTCAGCCGACGTCAAACAACGTTGTTCGCCTTCAATCACTGTCGTCGGCTTCTGAACATCGCGGATCCAATATCTGACCGTTGCGCCGCGCAAAAACGGGAATTTAGACCGGTATTTGAACGGCACCCGGATGAAACCCGGTTTAATTTCCACATCACCAAGTTCTAAATGCGTGATGTCCTTGCGTTTTAGCAAATAGCGATCGGCTAAGGCTAACGCAAGAGCGCATACACCCCAGCCAATCATTTCCCACCTCCCTTTTTCACCAAACTTGTAAGAACATTCAGAATGCTATCGATATTCACTCGTTTCATCCCTGAAATCACCTCATGACCGTTATTGCTGGCTATCGTTACCATTAAGTACGTAATTGATAACTCCCAGCCCTCGTGTTGCCCCAATAGGTACGCCACCGCGCCAGCTGTCACTGCAACAAAGATCTCCGTAACCAATCCCAACAAATTGCCAGACTGGCGACCGTCTCGGACATCCATCAGGAACGTGCCTATCCCACCAATTACTGAAAGCAGGAGCGCAATAGCAACTGGAGCTAATTCCTGTGTGTCAAGCACAAGTTCCCTCCTACGTTGTCAGGAGGTAATGGTATGCAAAGTAACTTCTCACCAGTCATTCAAAATATTTCGATAGATAATTGATGTCAGATTTTGATGGTTCCCTATATTTATAAAGAAAAGACGCTTGACAGTAGCTCCATTGGTGCTACCATTCCACCAACGAAAGCTTACCAATAATGGGTTTAATATGAGGTTAATAAACAACTACACCCCCCCCAAATCACAAGATTTGCATCAATTCAAAGAAATGCTTGGGTATACAGGGAATCAAATGGCAGAACTAGCCGGGATCAGCAGCGATAGCCAGTGGAGAAAATATATAAACAAAGAAAATAACAGATCTATGTCATTGCACATACTTTTTTTCATGGCTGCCCAAACTTCTCTCGGTAGCAATGAAATAAACACCATACTTAACAAAATGCGAGAAATAGGCGCCACATTTGATAGTTAAATTTTAAATGGAAGTAAAACAACAATGTTTGATTTGTTAACATATTATTTCTATATAATTTTTCAAAAAAAGAAAGCAAAGAAAGCAAGACATATATTTAATTATACCCTAATCTCAAAAAGAAAAAAATTAATCACATTAAAAAAAACAGGAGTTAAAGTAAGTGAAGACTCAACAATAACAGCTCCATTTTATTTTGAGAATGGCAATATAATTATTGATAAAAATGTCTTCATTAACGCAAATTGTGTTTTTCTCGATGCAAAAACAATAGATATTGGATGTAACTCTGCCATTGGTCCCAACGTTGTATTAACAACTGTCACGCATCCACTAACACCAAGCAAACGTCCCAAAGAAACAATTTGCGCTCCAATAAAAATAGGCCGTAATGTTTGGATTGGGGCAAATACAACTGTGCTACCAGGTGTAAAAATAGGAGACAATAGTGTTATAGCTGCAAATAGCGTTGTAAATACTGATGTTCCTGCTAATACAATGTATGCAGGCTCTCCTGCAACCCTAAAAAAATATTTAAAGGGAAAAGATTATAAGAGGATAGTTGCTCATGATTGACAAATTAATATTTACAGTTACACCAATATTTTCAATACCACCTCGTGGCGCAGCAGCTGTTGAAACTTGGATATATCAAGTCGCAAAGAGAACAAGAATACCAAATCGTATAGCATGCATTCGAGAGGATGGTTTCTCAGAAAAAGATATTGTTAATGAGCGATGTTCTATCCATAGAATAGGGTTTAGCCGTCTTTATAAACGGATATTTCAAAAATGGAGCAGAATAGATCCTATTCCATATTCACAAAGAGTGTTAAACATTGCTAAAGATTTCAATATCACAAACGATAGCATTATTATTGTTCATAACAGCATGAAACTTTATCGTCAAATTAGAGAGAAAGCTCCTGACGCAAAAATGATAATGCATATGCATAATGCCTTTACACCGAAAGGGCTAGATAGCAATGTGAAAATGCTTGTTCCAAGTCAGTATTTAAAGGATTTTTATGAAAAACATCTTCCTGACGCTGAAATTTGTATAGTTCCTAATGGTACAGAACTACACAATCTAGATAAAGAACTACCCCCGCTAACAAAACAAGATTTAGGTATTCCCTCTGAGAAAAAAGTTATCTTTTATGCGGGAAGGATCTCCCCTGAAAAAGGGACTGTTTTACTATTACAAGCGTTTAAAAAATTGATAAAATCATGTGACAATATAGAACTTGTAGTTGTTGGTGACTACAATAATAAAGATAAAGGAGAAAAAGCTGCATATCAAAAACAAGTAAGGGAACTTGCTGGAACTATTGGTTCGCGCTGTCATCTTGTTGGCGGGGTAAAACCAGATGATATGTACCGTTACTATCCTATAGCCGATCTAGTTGTAATCCCATCTCAGTTTCAAGAACCGTTCTGCATGGTTGCTATAGAAGCTATGGGGGCAGGAAGACCCGTTTTAGTTAGCACTCGAGGTGGAATGGTTGAATTTGTAAAAAATAACCATACAGGATTTCATATAAATGAACCAATGTTGCCAGAAAGTTTAGCTAGTGATATATATGAAACATTACATTCCGAAAAATTAGAACAAATTGCAAATAACGGAAAAAAATATGTATTAGAGAACTATTTATGGTGGCAAGTTACCCATAAATTTGAAAATGTTCTAGAAAATTGGTTTAGATAATAAAACAAGCCACTGTAAAACAGTCCTGTCAACAGTGGCTTATTAATATAAATCAAACTGGTGTTTCAGGGACTTTCATTTGAATGATATCATCTTCATTTAACCTATTTACAAGAACTCTGTATTTTTTCCATTCATTTAATAAAACTTTCTCTTCATCTGTTGCAATACATAAATCAACAGCATCTTGTAAGATCGCTATCTTTACGCTTGCGTATTTTAACAACTCATCTTTCTTTGAGTTTGCATAGCTTATCTGTGCTTGACGCTTCGCTTCATCGTCCGTAACCCATTGATTTCCACTCCACTTCTGATACTCATCATCAGGGGGAATGCACGTAACATCCTCAGGCAAAGCGCCTAATTTAGATATAGTTTTGGCGTCACCTGTTTCAGTGTGATAAACAGTTTTTCCTCTATGGTCCTCTATTAAATTCCATAAGTTTCTGGTTGTGTCGAATATAGCGGCAAAACCAGCTGGAATCTCAGGAGGAGCAATATCTGTGCTGTTTGCCGGAAGCCCTGTATGTGGTGGAATATAGGCATCACTTTCTCCAATAAATTCATTTGAACCATCGAGATAATTAAATACGCGAATGGTTTGTGCTTCAGCACTCATTCTGAAAGTCATGTTCACCTCTACTTAATGTCAGAGACAGAATTATTGTTTATTGGTTGTATGGGAATGAGCACCAATGGTGATATTCCTTCCGTGGCTGTGTGCGCCAATGGTAACGTTACCTACGGGTTTTACCGGATTAATCTGGTGTATATGTGCTCCCGGGCGAGAGCGATTATTAGTCAGCACGTCATCAACCTGATGTTCAGGGTTAATACATACCTGCCCTGACCGTAAGCAATACGTACGGTAATCGCCACATCCAATATATTTAATATCAGCATAACGACAACCAGATTTACCGGGGCAGTATGCACATGTGTTAAATACCGCCCACTGGCGGGAATATGCATATTCCCAGTTAATTGATTCTGTTTTTTTATTAAAATTATCCCATGCCAGCTTCATCTGCCGGGTAACACTTTCAAACGGCACCTGACCACATCCGGCCCCCATTGCAGGTAATACCACCGTTTTTATTTTCCTGTCTGTCGTTGCATTTTTATTGTGCTGAAAGATGGCAAGCAGAGCGGCCCACGTGGCGTTATATACAGCGTCTGTTCCGTCAATGGTCAGCGGAACGCGCATTGTTGGCGCATGTACCAGCCAGGGATGGTTGTTATCCCCCGTTTCAATAACAAATGCAGTGCCTACAGGCTGCTCACCAAGATATTCACGAAGAATATGATTCTGAACACGTGTCTGTAACTGAGTACCAAAGAATGCAGTAATGGCAGCGTCAACGCCGCCATCCATTAGCCCGAAACTGTTTGCCGCACTGACCATGCAGTCAAATTCTCTGATTGTTTCAAATGGTTGACCGACAATATTCACATTATCTGCATTTGCAAATACCCGCTTAAATGCCTCAGCCATTTCAGGTACTGGTGCTGAAAGAATTAAATTAATCATGCAAGTCTCACAATATAGTTATATGCAATGTTTTTTACGGTGTTTTCCGCATTACCAGTAGCGTTAACCGTGATGGTATGTCCGTGCGCACCCAATGCCAAAGTGTGTGCATGGGCACCAATACCTACGGTGTGGTTATGCTGACCAATATCGACAGTATGGGCATGTGCTCCGGCAGAGCTTGACACCTGGTTGGTTCCTGATACCTGTACGCGTTGTTTACTCCCGATGGAGTCACCACCATAGCGACCACCGACAGTGTGCGTATGCGCTCCTGTATTGTTTGTTGTTTTTGTGCCGTGGTTAAACGTGCTGACTGTTTTTGTCCCGTAATCAAACGAACTGGTTGTTTTCGTTCCCAAATCAGTACTTGATGCACTTGCGCTGTGGGTGTGCGATTTAATACCGTCCTGTTCCTGAGACAATACAGCACGACCACTGGCGGGTTTGCCCTTGATTGTCCAGCCACGCATATCAGGGATCACACCAGATGGATACGCTACTGCAAGTTTTGGGTATGCAGACTTATCAAAAGTTTGCCCCTGCATAATAGCATAACCTGTAGGTACTACATCAGAAGGCCACGGGATTGGGGCGCCGACTGGATAAAACTCTGCCGGAGGATGGGCCGACGTGTAAAGCTGCGCCCACGGCGACCAGTTTGCGTCGGTCGTATCCCGCCGCGAACGAATATACGCAGGAGCATGAGCGCCGCTGGTTCCACTCCAGCCAATAAGTAATTCACCCTCTCCTACTGCGGCTGCACCAGTGAGATGAAGCACATTACCATAAGCTGTTGGGTAGCCATTGTTGTATGCCTCATACATCTGCAATCCAGTAGCAGCACCTTGCGTTGTACCGGTAAGCGCAGTAACGCGTCCTCTAGACGTAATTGTTGGTATCGAAATGTTCGTAGAACCATCGAACCTGACGCCATTAATGTTTCTGGCTGTTTTCAATTTCGTCGCGGTATCGGCGTTCCCTGTCAGCGCCCCGGTGATCCCGCCGTTGAAAGTCTGGCGTGCACTCCATGTGTTAGCCGTGCTCAACAGGGGGATCTTTTCACCGCTTGTTCCGAGTTCTCTTAAACCAAGGTATTGGATAACGGCCAGTGTGCTTGTTTTAGCCAGAATATCGCGACCGACTGACGTTAAATCAGTCTGAGCTACCGTATCCTTACCAGTGAAATAAGGCAGTTTGTTTGCACCAGTCGCAAGGGCAGCGAGAGCGGTTAAAGTTGCATCCAGAGGCTGTTTACCTGCCAGCGCATTTGTCATTGTTGTCGCAAAGTTCGGGTCATTGCCAAGTGCTGCGGCAAGCTCATTCAGGGTATCAAGAGCTTCTGGTGATGAACCAACCAATGCGGATATGGCAGCTCTTACATAAGCGGTCGTAGCAATCTGCGTGTTATTCGTACCCTGTGCAGCGGTAGGCGCAGTAGGTATTCCCGTTAATGCAGGACTTGCTAAAGGCGCTTTAAGGGCCAGAGCATTGTTGATAGTTGTGCTGAAATTCGGGTCGTTATTGATCGCAGCAGCTATTTCTTTAAGTGTATCCAGTGTGCCAGGTGCACCGTTGATAAGTGCAGTTATAGCTGCCTTAACAAAGGCTGTATTTGCGATCTGTGTGCTGTTTGTACCTTGCGCCGCCGTCGGCGCGGTTGGCGTTCCTGTCAGACTCGGGCTTTCTATTGGCGCTTTGGTATCAGCAAGATCTTTTACAGACTTAACGGCTTTAGGGGTAGCCGCCATTGTTTCGCTATCGCTGTTAGTTTCGCTACTGAGCTGAACTAATCCCTTTTGCGTTGTGCTTGCATCCTGCGCCGTATACTTGCTTTTCGCCAGATCGTAGGCTTTTTTAACTGCCAGCGAACTTGCAGCAACATCACTTCTGCTACTGGTTACAGAGTCTGAAATATCAATGCCGATCGTGCGGTTAATACGCTCGGATGTATCAATCATCTCCTGGGTAATGGCTGATACGCCAGCAGGGATATTCACCGTACAAACAAGCAGCTCCCCATCTCCTAACTGATATGAATCGGTATAGGTTCTGGTAACAAATTCAGCCGCATGAATATGTGACGCGGTATTAACCTGATAGGTATCCTCTCCAAGGAGGTATCTTCCCTTCAGCACAATTGCATATTTCTTACCGGCGCTAAGTGCAAGAGAAATATCCTTACGATGCTGAATAGTTACCTGGTAGAATTCACCAATATCCACTGACGCTGCGCCAGCAGTTTTATCACCATCCACAGAGGTGATTAACAGGTTCATCCCACCGCCAGGCTTAGGTAAGAAACCGGCATAAAATCCCGGGTCAACAATCCCCCTGAATTTTCGGTTTAGCGCGGCTGACAGATATGGTTCGTGGTATTGCACATCAGCCACCAGAGCCAACGACTCGGGTGATGGGTAAGTAACTGATGTAACAACTGTAACGTCATTCATCAAGCATATCCTTATGCTGTTGTCGTGTTTATGGCCATAACTGCGGTATATGTTTTGCCCACATACAGCGAGTCTTCCTGGACACAAATAATGGCGATTGGCTTGTTCTCGTTATCCAGAACAACCAGAGTGTTGAATGGGTAGTTTTTCCCTTCCTGCAACTGGCTTTGATCAAGGTCCATTCGGACAGTAATTATCCCGCCTGAGTAGGTTGGGACGAGGTTGATGGTGCAAAATTGACTGGTCAGTTCTGCCAGATCGAAAGCCTTTGGCAGTTCTCCAATCTCATAAGTGCCATCTCCTTTCTTAGTAACCAGTGAACTGGTACCGAAAACGGCCTTGCTGATTAAAAATCGAGAGCCTTTGTTAATGGACGATTCAGCGCGCCGCTGATAGTAATAGTCCAACAACTGACTCTTATAGAGGTTTGTTGAGACGTCAGACATGATTTTCCCTAATCAATGTTGTGAAGCCTCATTGTAAGAGAAGTAACTTGTCACCCCGCCCTGCGGACGGGGTGATTGTCAGGCGTCGCTATCCAGCAACAAATCATCTGCGCGTGTGCGATCAAACGTAGGTGTCGCTTTCACAATAGTGCCACCAGGCGTTGCGGTGATCGGGGCGCTAATCGACGTAACTCCAGTAAGCGAAGTTGTATCCGAAGTTTCAAACCAGCAGAATGCTTTTTCGGTATCAGAAATCTCGTTCAAAGTGATCAGGTCGGCCTGTTCATTTACAACAACCGACAAATAGAGCGTAAGCCCATCAAACACTATATGCAGTGGCAGTAGAGGCTTTACGAACTGATTAAACTTTCTGAGAATTTCTTCTGTAATTGCGGACTGATCTATCGTGCCAGTAATCCCCATTGTCCGGGCCAGGTCGTTTATGGGAATACTGATCATCCCTCTGGAAGTCAGAAACATCTCGCCGAATGTGCCGCCGGTAGTCTCCAGTGTGCTTTCTGGTATTAGAACCGTGCCATAGGGATGGCGCTCAAGGTCCACCGGTGCATATATCGGATCCCATAAAACAGAAATACCGTTAAATTCGCGGTAAATTGTCTGGTTTATAGGGCGTTCAGTCCCCTTAAAGTGAATCTCATCAAGACGCTGTTGTAACAACATCGGAACGGAAGATGAGTTCGACGTTCTGATAGTAAAGAACTGGCCAAGTTCATTTGTCCTGGTCTCCAGATCCTCCTTGCTCATGGAAAAAATAGACTTCCGGTTGGTAATTCGCTCCAACCATGGGTCAACAAAGGTATCCATCATTGACTGAACCAAATCAGCCAATGATTTATAGAGCAATGACTTTTGCTTCGCTGATGTAAGCCGGTTATTAAACCAGGAACGTTGCATCACTCCTCCTCATACGAAATATTAAAGGTGGAGTTTTCTGTATCCAGATAAACGAAATCGTAAAAGCCGTTGGACTCATTCCACTCGACAAATTCCAGATAAAAGTCGCGGAAATAACCCAGCGTTTCGATAAACGCCCAAACATCTTTTTTCTTGATTAGGATGTACTTGCCGACACGGTTCGGATCAAAGAAAGTTGAGTCACGCCCAAATTTTGTTTCCAGTGCCGACTTCAGCTCATCGGTCACGTTCTCAATGGTCAGGCTTGCCGATATCCGCCCGGTGATGGTGATCTTAAAGGGTAGTTTTCTGACCTCTTTATACGAGAATTTCTTGTTCAACTCATTCGGCACCTTCTTAAAGGCAGCCAGGATCATTTCTTCAAGCTCTGACTGGCTTTTATTTGGATGCCACCCTGAAATAAATATCTTATTGATATTACGAACATTATAAGCACCATCTAATTTCTCTTGCTGGCCTTCGCCCCATGCCTTTACCCAGGACAGTCCCGGGATGTTACGCACCAGAAAATACGTATAGTCCCCGCCCCATACGACCTGATCATCATAGGCAAGGTAATATTGTGCACGGTTACGTGTGATCTCCGTTGTTTCGGCATCGGTACCTGCGGTTATAGGTGTCGTTGTCTTAACTGAAATCAAATTAGCTAAATTAGCCGCAGAATCGACAGGCGTCAGGTTTTGGCCAGCAACCAGGGTTATATCGCCGTTGGTGCACCATACCTTAAGCGTAATTGTCGAGCCTTCTGGCGGTATTTGCCCAATTAGCCCATCACCGAATCGAACCCCCAACTGCTCGGATGGTTTATAAAACTCAACGTAGACCTGGCTTTTACTACCGGCTAACCGGAACATAGTGCTGGAAGACCACTGCGTGGTCTTACCATCGGTCGTCACGAATACTTCCAGCTTATAGCAGACAGCAGTGAGAGCCTTTGATAACACGACTTCCAGAAATTCTTTGGCTGCCGTAACGGTATATGTCACCTCCTGGATTTCCAACTGTGCCACTTCTACCGTACCGGTGCCGTCAACCAACCTGCATACATCCATAGTCATGTAAGGGTACTGGTCGTCAGATATTAAAGGCATGTTTTTGGGGATTACCGCTGGGGCATCTTCACTTGTGGCAGTGATCTCAATCATCCCCGATGACGGTGTTGGCTTGGTACCAACGTAACTATTCGTTTCTGCTGCTGCCAGGATAGAGGAACGCCGCGTCGCGGTCGATATAAAGCCTTCAGCCAGCGCCGCATCGGCATACTGAAAGCACCTGTAGACAATCTGGGTAATAAACAATGTCAGCATCGAGACAAATTGAGAGCCGACAAACTTCGACCAGAATGAATCTTTCTCGACAAGCTCTTCAAACTCTGCACGAATACTGTCTTTAGTCGGTGTTGTTTTACTCATAGCACCACGTCCTGTGTGATAGTTATATCCCTGATACGAATGGATATTTTCAACTTATCAAAAGCATCTCCCTCGGCTACTGACAAGCCAGAAATCGGTATGTCGGGTAAATCTACCGTCAGTTTTTGCAAAAGCATTGCCTCAACCGCAATTTGAACATGCGACAAGTTGGTCGGTTCGTGTTTAAACTGCGGTAAAACATTGCCCCATGACGGATCTCCGTATACCTCACCCTGATAAGTGTTTAGCCACTCATATAAACGAGCGCCCCAGGCCTCCTCCTGGGACTCATACGTTTTTACGCCGGATAACTCCAGCGTCAGTAAAGGATCAATTTCATTATTGTTGGCCATCAATCAACTCTCGCGTAGTCATTCATCAACGGATCATCAATTGACAGTGGCACCGTGCGCATAACGCCCGGTTGAGGCGTGCTGACCTTTACGACAGTTCCCTGGCCTTTCGCCGAGTCTTTAGTGTGCTCTTCAATCCTGGCAAGCAATGAGGTCATCTGCGCAAACAGCCGCTTCGTTTCACCATCAAGTGAAACGGTATTATCAGCCAACTGCATTGTCGGCTTGGCACCGGAGCCGCCAAGGTCACTAATAACCTGTCCGTCTATCTGCATACGACCGGTTGGTTGCTGCAAATCGTTGGCGGCAGTCGTCACCTGGGACGTGGAGGCTGGTTCAGGCGCATTATTTTTCCGCATCCCCGGCGAGTTGCGGAGTTTATCGAATAGTCCATCAATCCCCATTTGTGCGCCGAGTTGGTCAAAGTAACTTGAATTGCTGGCCACCGGACGCGCCTCTTCAACTGGCATCGGAGTATCAACATACACATTGCCAGCTGCTGTTGCGGTCCCCTTCCCTCGTGCACGTTCTTCGAGCGTTCCCTGAACGACTTCCCGACGCATACCCCGGCCATTCATGAATTTGTTGACCAGATCGTTAACACCAACAGCATTGCCAATTTTGTCTACCAGACCGCCTTTCTCAAACGGGCTATCACCAGGGGTAAACGCCAGGCCAGTAGACTGATCGATAACAGCGTTATCAGGTATCTTTTCGTGAATTGCTGGTGCGCTATGATCTACCTTAGAGCCATAAACGGCACCATTATTGAGCATCTGCTGATAACCTCTGACACGAGTAACATATTCGCCGGTACCGGCGACTACTCTCCCCTTATCAACATGCCCCATACCAGCATGATAGGCAGCTATTGCACGACCCTGATCACCGTTATAACGGTTCATCAGCATACTTAGGTATCTGGCGGCACCATCAGCTGCTTTTCGTGTATCCATGGCATCAGCATCGCTGAGTCCAAGATCCTCCCTTGTACCTTTAGTGATCTGAAAAGCCCCAAGGGCAGATGAAAGTTTGTTCCCGTTTTTGTCTACTGGATTTCCAGTTCTCTGGCCTGCACTAGACTCTGCGGATGCAACTGCTGACAGAATCCCTTTTTCAAGCCCATACTTACGTTCAAGCTCATCAAAATAATCGGCATTGTCAGAAATCCATTGGTATCCGGCAGCATTTAATTTTGGCAAAGAAACATCCTTGCCATTGTTAAATCGACGTTTATCTATCTCATATGCACTTAATGCTTCCTCCTTACCTGTAGCAGACTGGCCCAAGGCAGCATCAATTGTTTGTGCTGCTTTATTTCCTGTTTCTACGGCATTTGCATTGATAATCTGATTAGCAGTTTCTTTAACTGTTTTATTGCTATCTTTCGCCATATCCAGGGCCGCATTTATCACGCGGGCAGCAATATTAGTCTGTTTGGCATCGGATTCAGCTTTAGAATCAGATGTCCCCTGCTGGCTATTAACCGGAGCTTTTAACTCTGGAGTGATTTCTTTCGCATTAGCCTCGCCGATCGGATTGGGTGTTTTTGATACAATCATTGCCGCAGGGGTATTTTTAACGGCATCAACCGCTGCATCTAATGCTTTACCTGGTAAATTTTTAACCCCATCCCAAATATTACTAGCTGCCTCTTTAATGTGTTTCCCTGGGTTCTTAATGAAATCAATTGCACTATCAATTGCATCACTGAAAACCTGTTTCAGGTTATCGACAGTAAAGAAGTCTTTGATGGCATCCAGCTTTTCAAGCAGCTTATTAGATGTATCGCTAAACCATGCTGAAACAGCATCACCAATCTTTGCTGTGTAATCATCGAACTTGGTAGAAATGGTGTCGCCAAGGTTAGAAATATATGTTTCTAAGTTGGTAATCCCACTATCAATGGCCTGGGCAATACTTTCCGTCGAAAATGATTGCAACATATTGCCGATATCCTCAAATCCAAGTGATTTGAGAACATCACCAATAGCACTGCTAATACCAGATACCAGTCCCCCCAAATCAAGAACATTGGCTAACGTATAAGCGGCTTTTTGCTGGAATGATGGATCTTGTCCTGATTTAAGCCCAAACGCTCGACGTTGCGCTTCTGTATCATTCCAACCGGTTACCGCATCATAAATACCTCCAGCCACTGTGCCGACTAGGGGAATTGCGCGTAACGCCCCTTTACCAACTGCCTTTAATCCAAGTTTACCTGCTGCCCGGGCAGCCAAATCTCCGCCTTCATGGGCGAGAGTCTTCTTGCCACCACCGCGTAGCATTCCTACAAGTTTCTTTGCCCCCAGAGCGCCAAAAGCGAGTGCTCCAGCTTTTTTCAGCATGCCACGCCCCATAAACAACGACGCGACGCCACCGGCCCCCTTCCCTAACAGGCTAAATAATTTGGACAGCAAGCCGCCCTTCTTTTTCCCGGTGTTTTTGGCTATCTGATCAAGGGCGCTGAGAATCTTGTCATTGCCCTCTTTAATTTCGCTGGTCTGATCCTGAAGTTCCTGAACCGTCCGTTTTTGGGTGTTAACCTGAACGACATCGGCACTATTTTGCGATTTACGCCTAAAAAAACCTTTTCTACGGCTGTTATCGTCATTGCCACGAATCACATCGGCAATAGACTTTCTGGCACCATTAAGCGATCCACCAACTTCTTTTGATATCCCGCCAAGCTCCTTCCCTGCGGCCCACAATGGACCAGCAACGGCATAACCTAACGCATCGACGGCGCGAGTCTCTGAAGGGTTACCTATGCCTTCAGCTACTTTTGACAGTTTTTTTAATAAACCTGATTCAGCATTTAGACGCTCATCATCCTCTTTGCGCCTGGCCTTTTCAGCACGTTCAGCACGGGCATCTTCCGCTGCGGCCTTACTCCCTGGCTTTCCAATAAAACGACCACGCGCATCGCGTTGGTTTTGGCTTTTTTGCGCACCGCCTTTTTGACCGAACATTTCGCGAGCGTGTTCGGCTGCTTCGGTCCGTTGCGCCTTTACATCTTCTGTTATAGCCTTCTTGCGTCGTTTTTTACCCTTTCGCGTAGTTGATTTGGCCTGCGGTTCCTGTAGAGCAACATCCTCCTGAACTACACGAGAAACGTCCCCTAAATTAAGCCGTTTCATTGCCTCAACAATAGGGGCCACTGATGGCGCATTGGCCACAAAGTCTGGCCTGGAATTTTCGATTGTGCGATTTAATGCCGACACACTGTGAGAGACAGGATCAACAGTTGCAACGCGTCCCCCTTTCAAATCTTCAACAGCTTCCCGGATACCTGCAAGCTCTTCCAGCTCTTTTGCGCTGGCGGTTTCAACTGTCCTTATAACATCGTCAATGTTGGCGTTTTTTCTTTCCATGATCTTATCGCCTACCGTTTCGGTTTAAGTTTTTCTTCCAGTTTCTCCAACAGGAAAAACGCATAGGATTCAGTAAGCCTTTCAGCGTCCTGAATCGGTATACCCCCATACAAAACCAGGTTGGATACTAAGGTCTGATAGCTTTTCAATCCCCACCTGTGGAATGAAGTCGGTAGCCCGAAAGGGCACCCACAGACGGGTAAACGCACCCTCTGTGGACTCCTTTTTATCCTGGTTTGGGCATTTGTGCGGCGGGAGACGAAGACGCATTTCACCTTTATCGATGTAGCACGGTAAACCATGTTCGAGCTTTTCATGAGCCAGTCGGATGTGTGCCGCCAGCTTCATAAATTCAGTATCAATGGCCATCCGTTTAATCGTTTCATAACGACGCTCAGCCTGATCTTCACGAGTACCACTAACATCGTTATAAAGCTCACACTGATAAGCGAATTCCCAAAAACGCAAATCAACGATCGCTTCTTTGAATTCCGCGTCGTCTTCAGGTGGCAATGCTGCACGGCGCATCTCCAGCATTTCCATTGCCCAACCATCAAGCGGCACGATACGCCATTGATAAGGCACTCCCTCTACAGACACCTCAATATCGTCAATGAACGGTTCCACTTCCAGGACCTGGATATCTTCAGCCAGAGCATTCATATCGCAATCGTAATAATGCTCTTTACCGCAATGTTTACAGGTGTAGGTGAATGTCTCGACCGGTGTTTCACGGGAGCCGGTAAATATCCACCATAACGCGGTAATCCGGTCCTGCGCCGTCCATGTCAGGGGATCATGTTTCGCGGGTTCAGCCAGCAAGGCTTTTAAATACGCCGTTGTCTGTTGTTCTTGTTCCTCCGGTGTTATCGAGTTGAAACGCATCGCATCAGCAATATTTGGCTGACGGAACTGGATCAATTCAGTTGGCCGCGATGGTAGCGGGAAAAGAGGTAAAAGCATCCTTGCTCCTTAATTCAAAGAGAAAAGCTAAAGCCCAGAAGGGAAGCCAAAGAACTTGAGGATTGGTTAAACGTGCTGTGCAATGCGAAGGTCATTGGGAATGACTTAAATTCAGTAACCTGATCTCGCGCATAGGTGACATCGCCGGTAGTGACCGGGAATACCGTCATCTCATTTTCCAGTTTGGTTAAACCGGAGGACAGCAACCGATAAATACGCACATTGAGCAAATATTTAGACGGTATATTCCCGGTACCGTCCGGATTGATCACCCGACTTTTTGCCGTCTTAAACCAGTCCAAAACGAGGCCATCAACGGTATCCCTGACCATCATCGTTATCTGCCCAGGCGAACGCTCCGTTGGCTGAAGGATATTCCCTCCGCCGATTTTAATCGTTTCATATTCGATGCTGTAATCGTGGTAGGTAATATCTTTGGCAAAGAAATCTGCCCCCTCCAGTCCATCAACTTCGACAGAGAACTGCCATCCTTGCGCGAACAGCATTTTGTTCATGATGATTGACGTCAGCTTACCAACTTCCCGCTCACCAACGCCGGAGCCAAATAATGTCGTCGTTAATGCCGAAGATACATAAGACTTTACTGAAGCAACATTAAGCCCCATATCAGCCCCCACACTTCAACATGGATGAGAAAAGAACAATTCCCGGGATAATTGCCCTTGTTGCGCTCATTTTCTCTTCCAGATCCAGCTTTCGCTGATACAGCGTGTTCTCGTCGGATAAATTGCTGGCATCGAGTTTCCCCGCGATAGATATTCTTCGCAGGCGATCAGTGTTAGGTATTGCGATTAGCACTTCCAGATAGTCAGAAAGTAACCCAATGATTTCAGGTGGCACTTCCCCATTATCAAGATCCATATCACGCAAATTAGCCAGATATGACACATTCAGTGGGTATACCGCTCGATGGGTATCTTCAAGCTCGATATTCCCATCGTAAACATCGGAGTAGACAAGATCGCCGGTGTGATCTGTAACCGATACGAGCGCAAGAAAATCAGCTGGGCAAGCAAGTGATTTACTGGCCTGATCGGTGAAGCGTATCCGCTTGATATGCCCCGCTCTATCCTGGTAGGTTCCCAATGCTTTTCTTAGCAGGGATTCCAGTAAGGCAGGTTCATCCGCAATCAAAGGTGTGAAGCGGGTTTTGACGTCTTCTAGTAATTGTCGTGGTGTCATTGAAACCTCGTAGAATCTGGTGTGTTAACCGATTCTACGAGTTGTCATTTGTTACCGGTCAGTCTACACATTTCAGATACTACGTTAAAACAACTCAAGTGCTTCAAGTAGCACATCGTCATCAACACCCAATCCGAAGATGCGGAGATAAAATTCAAGCCTTAAGAGGCTTTGTGTATGTTCGTGTAATCCAACCAGTAATAAACTCATCCCCTGATTTAACCTGCACGTAAAGCCATTGACGATCTTTCTTATCTAAAATAGCAACAATTGTGTTTTTGCCAATGCATTCAATCACTTCACTATTTAAAGAAGGGCCGACATGCAACCTTACGTTATCACCTGTTATAGCTCTAAAATTATTAAGATCCTCCCACTGAATATCTTTATTTTCTTGTGTTAGCTTTTGCTTAGATATTGGCTTATCCTCATTTAGAGATAGAAGATATGATTCCATCTTGTAAATTTGCGATAATGTCTTTTCTTTTGCATAATCAGTTATAGCGCCAAGCACCACTTGATAAAAAATCCACAGAAGGAAGATCTGAATAGGAGAAGGAAGCGCCTTAAATGAATCAAAAAACGTCGAACTAGATTTATTAAATCCTTTGTTTTGATGCTCACTTTCGGTATGCGCTGATTTTATAGAATCATTAGCATAAGCCTGCGCGATAGTAACAAGCCCAAGCTCTACTACTTGCTCTAATAATACACTTCTTGTTTTATTATACTGCTTTATTATTTCTTTAATATCTTTGCTTATCTTAATTTTGTAATTTATATTAGAGTGTAATTCTTTAAATACCTCCTCCATATTATTTAAGCCAGCTATCTTATTAATGGCTTCTGAGTGTTTTCGTAACGGCATAGCCATTTCAGCTTGATTTTTAATTATTTGAATATGCTCATTTGCATCACTGGGAAAAGCCGCCTGATACTGTTTCTGTAAAAATACCATTTGTTCACGAAACTGGTGTGCAATTCTCGTAACTTTTGGTAAAGACTCAAGTTCTTTTCGAAAACAATCATTAATTAATTCTTGTTTTTTAACTGTTCCAAACTGTTTAACTAAACTCTTGTAAATATATTCTGAATTTAATAAACCACTTATCTTTTTATGCCTCACTCCTTTAATTTCATTTAAATAATCATAAAAGACAGTGCCTTCAGCTTTATTATTAGAGTTAAGCGAAATGTGTTTAATATCCTTCACTTTATTCACCGTCATCTTGTTTTAAACACCCGTCATTTTTAGCTTCTGTATAAATACTGGAAATACCATCCAGAGTGAATGATGTGATTCGACTCGAACCGATATATACATCTATGTTTTTTTCATTTGTAGATGACACTGCCTTCCAAAATGAATACCATTCCCTACGATTAGGAGCAGTGTTTTGCGTGCCAATATTAAAACTATCCGGGCCAACAATTAAAGTAATTACATCTGCTTTACGTGATATTGTGTCGCGTGTAGAAAAATCGGCATTCTCTTTTCCTCCGCTTACATACAAATTTCTTCCAGCGATATGATCTTCTGAACCTTCCCTTGCTCCAGCATCACAAGAAAAGTTAATTGTATAACCATCGTCATTGGTTGCAGAGATTTCTCTCCACCCTTGCTCACCTCCTACCGTCCAAACGGTAGAACCTGCCATTGCTGATAATGGCAGAAAAGAGGACATTAATAAAAAGCTATACAATGACTTATATAATTTCATATTTTTATCCTTTTTGTTTTAGATATTATAGGCATAGTCCATATTGTTAGATCCACTATGCCCAGAGAATTTAATATTATTCATTAAATTATGGAGCTACACCCGGCCCCCTGGCTCGTTCTTCAAGCGTACCCTGCACGTTTTGATGGCGCATTCCTGGGGCATTTCTGATTGAGTCAATGCCATTTCTTCCAACATCTTCTTTATTAACGGCATTGCTCGCCACCAGCACACCCCAGCTAGGGATAGCAAAATCAGGAGCGGTTTCGCATGCCTTTACCATATAATCGAAAGTGCTTCGATTGATCTCATTTGCATCGGGGTTTAATAGGCGAGAATATTGGTATTTAGCATTTGCGTTGGTTGAGACTTTATACAGTTCCTGCTGCACCATCGCTTCAGAAAGTTTAAGGCGCTTCATATCTGACAGTAACTTCTTGCGCATGGATTCGTCTTCACTGACAGCAAATCCGTAAACGTGCCCAAGGTATTTCGTATAATCGGTACAAATCTCCTTTACGCTTGATGCTGCATTAACAGTCCCAGCCATAAATAATAACGGTAGTAATAGTTTTCTCATTATAACCTCACCTGCCTTATAACTCATTTAGGGTACATATTTTCGCCTTTAAAAAAAAGAGGTTATTAGATCCAATTGTGCATTTATTAAACAAACAATGCTCTAATAAATTTGTATTTTTAAGTCACGAATGCTATCTTTTCGCATCATATTGACCTTTTAATCGTTCAGGCTTATAGTTCCGCCGTCGTAGCAAATTCTGCGACCAGGTTTGACAGCCTGAATGATTGTGCGGACAACCGCAGATTTCCGATATTGCGGTATTTTTGTGTCCGTTAAACCGCGTTACGCCCAAATTATGGTGGGGCGTGATGGGGAGGCTTCGGCCTGCTGGTTTCACAATCGCCAGTCTGTCAACCCTGTCACGTCCTGCCACCTGTTTGACAGCGGGTAGCAGGTTGTTAAACCTGATTGTGAGGCCGTAACTATGGTTAATGCCAATCCTTGCGCACGCCAAGAATTCATCTGGCGTTTCTATTCCTGTAAAAAACACCACTATCACTTCGTTATCGCAGCAACAGAAGACGAAGCACGCTCTCAATTGCCTGACGGCCCCTGCATTTTTACTGCCCGTTTTTCAACTAACTCGCGCAATTCACTTAGTTACTGGAGCCTCCCCTTCTCTGCCGACGTTCAGGGGGGTTTATGAAAAAACCTCTCGTCACCCGTAATGACATAGCCGAAGCGATCGCCCTGCACACTGCCTGTATGCCGACACGGGAGATCCCCGGCGCAATTGCCAACTATTTCATGATAACCAGACGTTTTTATACCCGAACAGATAAGGCTGTGATCAACAAGCTACTGATAGCCGAGATCAGGGATTATTTGATTGAACAAGGACGTCTACGTTACGCAACAGTGGCAGCAGAAATGAGAAAGGAGGCACATAGAATGACCGGTAATAATTTGAATGTTGAAAAAACAGCACCTGTTACGTCAGCTACGCCAGCACCAGCCGTGAATATCATCCCCAACACCGGAGACACAATCGACAGCCTGACACTGTTAAAGATGGTCAATGAAGCGCGTAAGTTATGTGGGGAACCAGAGGTTCGGAACAACAAATTCATCGAAAAAATACTCGACGAATTAGAAGGTGAGGACGGTTACACAAAAAGTGCAACCGTGCCGCCAGGTGGCGGTACGCCTATGGTTGTCATAACCATGACCTACAAACAAGCCCTGCGAGTCGCCGCACGCGAATCAAAAGCCGTCCGCCGTTCGCTGATCGACAAACTGGAAGAATTGCAGCAGGCAAACTCCCCTGCCCCATCGATCCCCCAAACATTACCAGAAGCTCTACGCCTGGCTGCCGAGTTGGCAGAACAGAAAATGCAGCTGGAACAACAGCTGGTGGCCGCAGCCCCTAAAGTCGATTTTGCCGACCGGGTATCAGTGGCCAATGGAATCCTGATCGGGAACTTTGCAAAGGTCGTTGGACTTAAGCAAAACGCCCTTTTCTCATGGTTGCGCCAGAACGGCATTCTCATGGCTTTTGGTGCGCGCAAAAACGTACCGCGCCAGCAGTACATTAACGCCGGGTATTTCACGGTGAAAGAAGTGGTGCTGGATGATGAAAATGGCTACCAGATACGGCTGACGCCCCAATTAACGGGTAAAGGCCAGCAGTGGTTAACTCGCAAGCTACTTGATGCTGGTTTGTTAAAACCAGTAGCAATAGGTTAACAAAAGAAAAAAACCTGCCAGCAAACTGGCAGGTTTCTGAGCAGATCGACCAACCCGATCTGGATCGAGTTAGAAAAATTTGCTCTAATAAATTTCGTTTTCTAAGTGCAAAGAATCACCATTTCGAGCTGGTGATTGAAGGTTGATGCAAATTTGGAGAAAAAATGCAACAAACATTCAATGCGGATATGAATATATCAAACCTTCATCAAAATGTCGATCCTTCAACCACCCTGCCTGTTATTTGTGGTGTTGAAATTACGACCGACCGCGCTGGCCGTTATAACCTTAATGCTCTACACAGAGCGAGCGGACTCGGTGCCCATAAAGCGCCAGCTCAATGGCTAAGAACGCTGTCAGCCAAACAGCTCATCGAAGAGCTTGAAAAAGAAACTATGCAGAATTGCATAGTTTCGTTCGAAGGCCGTGGCGGCGGCACTTTTGCCCATGAATTGCTCGCAGTGGAGTACGCTGGTTGGATTTCTCCCGCGTTTCGGCTGAAGGTAAACCAGACATTTATCGACTATCGAGCTGGAAGATTACAACCTGCTATTCCGAAGAGCCTCCCAGAAGCTCTCCGTTTGGCTGCTGACCTGGCAGAGCAAAAGCAACGGCTGGAGCAAAAAATGCTGATGGATGCACCTAAAGTCGAATTCGCCGAACGCGTTGCTACCGCCAGCGGGGTTCTAATCGGCAACTATGCCAAAGTGCTCGGCCTGGGCCAAAACTATCTCTTCACCTGGTTGCGTGATAACGGAATTCTGATCGCAACCGGTGAACGCAGAAACGTCCCCAAACAAGAATACATATCCCGTGGGTATTTCACCCTTAAAGAAACCGTGATCGATACAAGCAATGGAAGCAGGATTTCTTTCACGACTCGTATAACCGGCAAAGGTCAGCAGTGGCTGATGAAGCGATTGCTTGATGCTGGTGTGCTGGTACCTGTCGCGGCAACGCGCTAACAGACGTAGTAAGAACCACCAGCATTGTAATGCTGGCTAAAGTCACTTTCCTGAGCTGTATAACGATGAGCGATTTTACTTTTTCTGGCTATGAATTGGCCTGCTTTGTAACACACTCCGGTCTATCCCGTAGCGCCGGGCATATCCTGTCGCAATGTGCAAATCTCGCGGCAACAACCAGTGAATACTTCATTCACAAGCCTCACCGCCTGATCGCGGCAGAAACTGGTTATAGCCAATCAACCGTCGTTCGTACATTCCGTGAAGCTGTAAACAAAGGAATTCTGTCTGTAGAGATTGTTATCGGCGATCACCGTGAACGTCGCGCTAACCTGTACCGGTTTACACCATCCTTTTTGGCCTTCGCACAACAAGCCAAAAATGCGCTGATTGAAAGCAAATTAAAGATCTCTTCAGCGGCAACCAAGGTTAAAGCTGTTCTCGCTAAGACATTGGCTTTATTTAATTTTTTATCCACACCCCCATGTCAAAATGATACCCCCTCCCCCTGTCAGGATGACGTGGCAATAAAGAATAAGAAGTCACAAGTTAAAAAAACAAAAAGATCAGTTTCCGGCGGTGCCGGAACGACCAGACTCAAAAAATTGACTTCATGGATCGCTGAGGCAAAAGCAAAGGCTGACAATCTGCGGTTATCCAAAAAACGCGCTCAAAAACATGAGTTCAAGCAGAAAGTAGAGGCGGCAGCGCGGAAATATGCTTACCTGAAGAACAAGCGTTCTCCTGATATTGGCGGGGTATCAAACTTCGATAATCTGCCGCATTGCATGACGGTAAACGAAGCTCTTAATGCGGTTTTAGCCAAAAATAAAGATAACGAACAATGGGGTATACCGGCAGGATTCAGAGGGTGATAGATTGCTCTAATCTGGAGTCACCTGGTGTTTTCAGTTTGAGGTCGGAGATGCAATCTGATTTTTTACAGTTAGCGTTCGCTTTTGCAGGATATGTTTGTATTGGCTTCTGTGTATACATAATCAGCCGAAAAATGCTTGTCGATATCGACCGCAAAGAACGAGCAGAGGAGATCTTAGTATGGATTTTCTTTGGCGCAATCTGGCCATTAGGGATCATGTTTGCTGCAACATTTCTTCTGATGTGGATATTCACCCTTCCAGGTGATTTCTATAGAAAAAAAGCCAGACATTGATACAATCGTTGCGGGTGCTTGAGGCTATCTGCTTCAGGCATTACCAGAAAAGCAGATAGAAGAAAGCCCCAGATAACATTACGCGTCCTGCAAGACGCTTAACATTAATCTGAGGCCATATCTATGCTTAGCATACGTAGATTAGCCTCTTACCGACCAAAAGGTCAAGGAGAAGCAGGCTATGAAGCAGCAAAAAGCGATGTTAATCGCTCTGATCGTCATCTGTTTAACCGTCATTGTGACGGCACTGGTAACGAGGAAAGACCTCTGCGAGGTACGAATCCGAACCGGCCAGACGGAGGTCACTGTCTTC